CAATGGCTTTTAAGCTCAATCCGTTTACCAGTCAGCTTGATACCGTACGCAATCAGATGCTGTGGGGGTCGTTTTATGACACCACGGATCAGGTCGCAGTGGCGGCAAATACTGATTATTCCATCGGCATCAATACAACAGATCCAGACAGCCGTGGGATCAGCATTGCCTCTGGTTCGCGGATTACCTTTTCTCGCGCTGGTGTTTACAGCATCACTTATTCAGCTCAATTTACAAATTCAGACTCCCAAATTCACGACATTAACGTTTGGCTGCGTAAAAACGACAGCGGCTCTAGCGGCAACGTAACAGCATCTGACAGCAAATTCAGCATCATTGCAAGACACGGAGGCGTTGATGGCAACGTAATTGGCTGCGTGAATTATGTGCTTAAGCTTGCCGCCGATGATTATCTTGAATTGATTTGGTCAACAACTAACGTGGCGGCCAGTCTCCAGTCTTTACCTGCTGCCACTTCTGGCCCCGCTCATCCTTCTGTGCCTTGCATTATTGTCACGGCTGTTCAGGTCGCCTAATCTGTTTTTATGGCACTTGCAACCTCGCTTCGTAAAACTGCCAGCAAGGTCATTAACCGTTTTGGCGGGGACGTGACCTATCGCCAAGTCAGCGGCGGTGCGTACAACACAACGACCGGAGCGATCACCGAAACCGAAACCAACACGACCATCAAAGGCGTTGTTGATGCTGTTCGCAAGCAAGAATTAAACGAGCTGGTTCACGAACAAGACAAAAAGCTGATCATTGCCGCATCTGATCTGACGATTACACCTAGCCTTTCTGATCGTGTTGTTATCAGCAGCATTGTGCATCAGATCGTAAAAATTAACGTCATCGAACAAGACAACACCGCCATTGCGGTTGAACTGTTCCTGAGGGCTTAACGATGGCTAGGCGCATCAGGCTCGATCAAATCGGTGATTACAGCGAGGAAAAGCTGAATCAACTGATGCGGGTGGTGGTGCTGGAAACTGACGCCGAACTGAAAGCCCGTAGCCCCGTGGATACAGGACGCTTCAGGGCTAGTTGGGTTGTTGGCGAAAATCAAACCGGCAGTTATGACGCCGGCGCACAGCAACCTGCAACCGGAGCAAATCGTGGAAAAGCACAACCGCCGGCAACGCCTGCTCCCGGTCCCGGTATTGGCCTCAATTATTCCTTTGGGCAAGAAAAAATCAAAAATACCTATCACGTTCACAACAACATCAGTTACGGCCAAGAACTTGCCGACGGACGTTCGAAGCAAGCACCTGCCGGTTGGCTAGACATTGTCGCAAGACAGATGACGGCTAGAGCGCGACAATTAGCTGATTCCATTGGGAGGCAGGACTAATGGCCGCCGTCAACCTCAACACAATTCGCTCCACGATTGAAGGCCGTCTGGCAACTGAGCTGGCTTTGTCGCCGGTAATTCCGGTGGTTTTTCATAATCAGGCTTACAGCCCGCCCAACAATGGCACTTGGGTTCAATGCCTGACCTCGTTTGGGAACAACAGCTTTCTGACGATGGGCGGCACAACCGGCAGTAGCAATAGCGTTATTGGCGTTGTGGTCATCAATATTTTTTCCGCTAAGGGCGTTGGACCCGGTGCCAACCTCACCGTTGGTAAAAGGATCCGCGATCTTTACAATAGAATCGTTGTAAGTGGGGTTCACTTTGATCCCCCGACAGGGCCCGAGGTGGTGGCTACGCCATCTCCAGAGGGTTTCTTCCAAACACAGGTCAGATTGACCTTTGAAACCTTCGAGGATCTGTAACCATGGCTTTTTACCGTGGCCAGCAGGGCTCCGTCAAATTCGACGACGCGGGCACCACTGCTGCAACCATCACCAGCACCCGCTCTTGGTCTTTGACCGTTGAGAAAGAATCGCTGGACACCACCGCCCTTGGCGCTACCTATCGGGCAAATGTCGGCGGGCTGATCAGCGGCTCTGGCACCTGCGAAGTGCTGTATACCGCCAGCAGCGCAGACGAAACCAACGTCTTCATCGAAATGGTCAATACGGCCAACGATGAGGGACTGGCACTGTTTGAGCTGTTCCTTGATACCACTGGCACCAAGAAAATCAGCTTTGATGGTGTCATCACCTCGGCTGAATACTCTGCCACTGTCGGCGAAATCGAAGTCATTACCCTGAACTTCGTGACCAACGGCGCCATCACTCTGGACATCTGATCATGGCTTTTTATCGCGGCCAACAAGGCACCGTCTTCTTTGACAAAGCTGGTAGCGGCGGTCTTTCCGAGATTGCTGCTGTGCGCTCTTGGTCTATGACCGTTGAAAAGGAGTCATACGACGTGACCTCCCAAGGCGCTACCTATCGCGCCAATGTTGGTGGTCTGATCAGCGGGTCGGGCACCATCGAAGTCATGTATGACGCTCCCGGTTCTGGCGACAAACTTGACCTGATCAAGGATGTGAACCAAGCAACGGACGAGGCCGATGCAGCCGTTGAGCTGTATTTGGACGAAACCGGCGGTAAAAAGATCACGGGCACCATCGTGGTGACGAGCACCGAATACAGTGCTACGGTTGGCGAGATCGAGATTGTTACCCTCAATTTCGTTTCTAGCGGAACCCTGACTCTGAGCATCTAATGCCCGCCGCAAATCAGCGCCCTGTTGATCTTCTCACCGGGGCGTTTGACCTGAACCAGCGTCGTCGCTTTGACATCAAAAGAGCCGATGGCGCTGTTGTCTTGTCGCTGTATTTCAAACCGATTACCCGTGCTGACCGTAAGCGGGCAACAACTCTGGCTGGCAGCGAGGAGGCTCTGGAGATCAGCACCCAGATGCTGTGCCAGATGGCTGAGCTTGAAGATGGCACCAAGGCCTTTGTTGCTGCCGACGCCGCCAAGCTGCAGCGCGAACTCCCTGAATCGGTGTTGAACGAGCTGGAGCTGTTCTTGTTTGGCCTTGGCAACTCCGAGGGTCTTGAGGAAGCAAAAAACGGCTAAAGGAAGACTCTTGGCTGTTCTTTGAGTTCTTCCTAGCCACCGAATTGGGAAAAACGGTAAGTGAACTCCGTGGTCAGTTGACCGAGGCCGAATTTGTGATGTTCGCCGCCTATTACGAGGTCAAGGGCGAACGCGAAAAAGAGGAGATGGATAAGGCCAAGGCGAAAGCACGGCGATAGACTGCATAGACAGGGTTAGTGCGTTGCTGTGGCCGTAGCTGTCGTTGACGTACAGGTAAGAAGTGCCGGTGCGGTCAATAGCCTTCGGCAGATCAATACCGCGTCAAAGGAAGCCCAGAGCGCACTGGAAGGGCTTAAGCGTGCTGCTGCCGGTCTTGCATTAATTCAGGTTGGCCGCCAAGCGGTACAGGCCGCTGCCAGCTTTAACGACCTGCAACTGCGGCTGAAGTTGCTAACGGCTCAATATGGCGAAACCGCCAAGGTCCAGCAATTTGCGGCTGAATCTGCCCGTCGTTTTGGCCTGAGCAATCGTGAGGCAGCCGAAGGGGTCACCAATATTTACGCCCGTCTCAAACCGCTTGGGGTATCGCTGCGTGATATTCAGAGCACGTTTACCGGCTTCAACACTGTTGCAAGACTTTCAGGCGTTGCTGGCGCCGAGGCTTCCGCCGCATTTACGCAGCTTGCTCAAGCCCTAGGCTCTGGCCGTTTGCAGGGCGATGAATTTCGGTCAATTTCCGAGCTGGTTCCCGGCATTCTTGTTGCGATCAGTCAGCAAACAGGTGTTGCGGCAGGCGATCTTAAAGAATATGCCAAACAAGGCAAGCTTACCTCTGAGGTTGTTGTTGCCGCTCTGCGCCGGATTGAAACCGAAGGCGCCGGAAAAATTGCCCAAATTATTCAGCAGAGTGATATTCAAAAATTCAAGAACTTCCAGAACGCTGTTGATGACCTGCAAATCGCAATCGGCAATGAGTTGCTGCCAATCGTTGCGCCGCTGGTCAAAGACATAACAGGTTTAGTGCGGGCAATTACAGGCCTACCTGAACCAGTTAAAAACGCCACTGTTGAGTTAATTCGCCTTGGTGTTCAGGTTTTAGTTGTCAAAAAAGCATTTGAGGCAATCATTGCCATCCGCCTTGCTTTGGTTGGAAGCCTTGTCGGCACAACAACTGCATTGGCCGCTAGTGGCGTTGCGGCTACAACATCAGCGAGCGCATTTAATTTATATACCAATAATGCAAAAACTTTGGCGGCTCAATCCGCTGCCACATCCGGCAAAGTCAATCCCTTAATTGCCAGCCTGCAGTCCTTGGCGGCGATTGGCGTTATTACGGTTGCAATCAATTTGGCCGTTAGCGGGTTGCAGGAATATTTACAGGTACGTGGTGAAATTGATCGTCTGCGCGGTCAGCGCGGCAAGGGTGGTGCGGCAGCGGCATTTGGCGGTACGGCCCCAGTTCAAAGCAAGCAAGCTGCACAGCAAACACTGAAAGCAATTCAGGCGGAACGGCAACGGCTTCAATCGCCCGGCGAAATTGCAAAAGGCTTCCTTGGCCCTCTTGCTCCTTTGGTGGGGGGCATGGGCCCTGCGGCTAGGGGTGAAAGACGGGTTTTGCTGGGTGAGCGTGAAGCCTTTGCCCGTGGCGTTTTAGGTCTGCCTACTAGGGCTGAAACAGGCGGCACGACGCTACCTACGACCCCATTGGGCGCTGGGGAAGATGAGAAGAAAAAGAAAGGCAAAAAACCACGCGAAAGCCAAGTGCCGGAATTGACCCGTGAGCTTTCACTTCTCCAACAACAAACTCAACTGCAAGGTTTGCTAGCGCAGGCGGCTGTAGCTAAAAACAAAGAAGATCAAATTCGGCTTGAGGGTATAGGCCGTGAAACCGAACTTCTTTATCAGGCGTTTGGCATTGAACAAAGCTCAGTGCCGCTAGCTGAAAAGCAACTAGGCATTGCCAAAATTGCGGAACAGTTGCAACAAAGCCAAATTCAAACTGCACAGGAACTTGCTCAGTACGACCTGCAGCAGCGTGAAACCGGCGTTGAGCGTGTTAAACAACTTATGGACGAACAAGAATTATTGCAGGCAAAATTACGCGGCAACGAAGCAGAAGTGATCTTAAGGCAGCAGTTGCGCGACATATTGAAAGACACCAAAGGATTAAACGAAGGCGAAGTGCAGGCAATATTGGAGCGCAATGAAGCACTTAAGCGACAGGCGGAACAGGCTGAGCAGTTGAAACAGATTTATGCCGATGTTGGCAACAGCATTAAAAGTGGTGTTGTTGAGGCGATACAAGGTGCGATTGATGGCACCAAAACACTTCAGGAAGTTGCAACCAATCTTTTGAGCAATATCGCCAACAAACTTTTTGACGTGGCCGTCAACTTTGCGTTGTTTGGCGCCATGTCTGGTACGGGCACTGGCGGTGGCTTACTCGGTGGCTTGTTTAAACCGCGTGCCAATGGCGGCTCCGTAATGGCTGGGCAGGGCTACCTCGTCGGTGAACGCGGCCCTGAACTGTTTATGCCGGGTCGCAGTGGTGGCATCGCTCCTACAGGCTCTTTTGGCGGCGCTGGCAATATTGTGGTGAACGTAGACGCAAACGGTTCTAACGTGCAGGGTGACGGCTCACAGGCCAATGCACTCGGTAAGGCCATTGGAATTGCCGTTCAGCAAGAATTGATTAAACAAAAGCGCCCAGGAGGCTTGCTCTCTTAATGGCTACCTTTCCTGCTATCAACCCAACCTACGGCGCTCAAAAGAACAACCGCCCCAACGTCCGCACGGTGCAGTTTGGTGACGGCTACCAGCAGCGTCTGACCTACGGCCTCAATCAAAATCCTAAAAGCTGGGATCTGACGTGGCAGAACATTACTGAAACCAACGCTGACACCATCGAAACCTTCCTGAATAACCGCGCCGCTGATAATGCCAGTTTTGATTGGACACCACCTGACGAGGCAACGTCGTACAAGTGGATTTGCCCGCAATGGAATAAAACCATCACGTACAACAATCGCGCCACTATTACGGCTACGTTCCAACAAGTATTTGAACCCTGATGGCGTACTCGGCTTGGGCTAGTTCAACTACTTATGCCGTTGGTGCGATTGTTCGCGCTAGCAGTTTGCAGGCGTCTGGCCTTGTCTTTCAATGCACCACGGCTGGCACTAGTTCCAGCACCCAACCCGCTTGGCCAACCGACATTGGCAGCACCATTACCGATGGCACGGTTGTCTGGACGGCGATTAGCAGCGTCTACGAGGAGCTGGCCGCACTGGCACCAAGCGCCATCATTGAACTGTTCGAAATGACGCTGGACACCACCCTGCACGGCAGCAGTGACACCTACCGCTGGCACAACGGTTGCAACGCCAACGTCAGCGGCAACATCACGTGGAACGGCAATGCCTACACCCGCCTGCCCGTCAAGGCCGAGGGCTTTGAATACACCAACACCGGCACATTGCCACGCCCCACGCTGACCATCAGCAATCTGGACGGCACGATGACCACACTGCTGTTGCTGGTCAACGCCACCACACCCGGCAACGACCTCGGTGGCGCCACGGTCAAGCGCATCCGCACTCTGAAGAAATACCTAGACGGTGAGACTGCGGCAGATCCTCACGCCAAATTCCCCGACGAGATCTGGTACGTGGACCGAAAAGCGAGCGAAAACCGCGACTCTGTGAGCTTCGAACTGGCCAGCAAATTTGACCTCGCTGGCGTGATGATTCCCAAGCGCCAAATTATTGCCAACATCTGCCAGTGGAAATACCGCAGCACCGAGTGCGGCTACACCGGCAGCATTTACTTTGACGCCAATGACAACAATGTGGCAACGCTGGCAGCGGATGTATGCGGCAAGCGTATTTCAAGCTGTAATGCCCGCTTTGGGCAGTTTG